TAAAGATAATACTATAGTTGAATTTGATTGGGCAGGAGGAACATCCCCCGAAATACCATTTGGAGGTAGTTTTAAATTAGCAAACTTAATATTAGAAGTAAGTGATATTTCATCTGTTAGAAGCGTAAACCCAGGAACTAATGTATTAAACCAAACAATTTATAATTATATTTGGAGTGGAAGTGATACAACCTACAATGCATCTGCATCTTTTATAGAAGAAAGAGATGATTATTATAATGTATTAAATAATAGCTATCCTGTAGGATCACAATTAGTGCCTATTCAATATGCTTCAACAGGAACTCCAGTTTTACCTAAAGTTGCCGAAATAATAGAAACAACTATAGAAGCCCCATCAATATCTATTTATGGGGGTAGTGGTTCTTATCGAAGGAGTTTTAACCCACCTACCTGGAATTATTTTATATGGCAACAGGATCATAATTATTTAACAATTCAAAAATACAACGGAGGAAACGTCTCGTATGCAAAATACCCATCATTTACAGTGTTTGGGCCTGATTATTCAACTTCTACTAGTGAACCTGTTTTAGAACTGCAGGGTAATTCCAATAATTTTGAAAGTTCATTTTTATTTGAAATAAATAACAAATTAGTTCAAGGAGAAAGATGGTTTATCACTTTATTTAATGACTTTGAATTTCCTGTAAATGTAGATAATCCAAATCAAGTTTTTAGGAAAATAACAGATGGAGCAAACCCACCTTTAAATTCAATAGGAGTATTTGAAATAAAAGGAATTACATTTAGTGGTGGAGGTAACCCCACAGTTGGAACAGATGTAGGTACTGGTAATATTAAAATAATGTTTGACCCTAAAACAAAAAATACATCAGGTAAGGCTTTATTTGCTGGTGATAAAGCAGTTGCAACTGCTGGCATTGGAAATTTAGGATTTTTAATATGGAAATCTTCTAAAAATTACCAAGAGGTATCAACTATAGTTAATAAAAATACCTCACAAGTAACAGCTGGAGGGTTTATGTCAACAACAACAACAGATTTAAACACAAACAATTTTAATTCTATTACAAGACAATTTGGAAATAACACATCAAATTAAAAATAATTTGGATTAGAAACAAATAATACACATATTTATAACATATAATTAAACACAAATGGGATATTTAAACAATCAAGTAGTAACAGTTGATGCCATCTTAACAACAAAAGGTAGAGAATTGTTAGCAAAAAATGATGGTTCTTTTAGAATAACACAATTTGCACTCGCAGATGATGAAATAGATTATACACTTTATAATCCTCAAAATCAAAATGGTTCTTCCTTTTATGGGCAAGCTATAGATGGTATGCCTTTACTAGAGGCATTCCCAGATCAAAACCAAATAATGAAATATAAACTAGCTACACTACCAAGAGGTACAGCAGTTTTACCTGTATTAGATTTAGGTTTTGCATCTATAACTTTAAGACAAGGAGCTTCATTATCTATAACTCCTCAAACTTTAAATTACTTAGGCAATGCAACAGCTTTTGAAACAGCAGGATACACAGCTACAATAGCAGATGTTAGAACAATGGCTACTTTTAACGGAATAGGAATTCAAAGTCAAGCTGCAACAGCTCAAAATGCTACTTCAACACAAACATTAGGAACAAATGTATCCTCAACAGTAATAGGATCTCAAGTTAATTTAAGAGCAACTACAGTAAATACTTTATTTGGTTCAAATGCTCAATTATTTACAACATTAACAGTAGTAGGTTTAGATAGTGGAGCTAGAATAACAATTCCATTAACTATTACTAAAACAACAACAAATTAATAAAATATGGGATTTAAAAGATTAGACGCCGAAGATTTTGTAGTTAGTGCTGATGCAGTACAATCTACAGCATGGTCAACAGGAACACCAACACTAACTCAATTTTATACTTCTTCAAATCAAGCAGGAAGTACATCAGCAAATTTTTATATTAGTGTTTTTCAAGTAACACCGACAGCTGATGCAGCTGAAGTCCAATTTGATATAGCATATGGAAATATTTTAGGTAGTGGTAGTACTCCTTATGATACTCAATATCCAAGATTATCACCCTCATCAACTATATATGGTCAATATAGATCAATGGTTTTAGAAGATGAAAACTCTAAATTTTCATATGGGGATGGAACTAATGTTCATGAACCCGTAGATTTTTGGGTTTTATCTATAGATAGAGCAAGATATAAAGAAAAAATGTACCCTGGTACTTTTAATTTAAAGTTAGAAGTAGGAGGTCAAAGTATTGAATTAACAGATAATTCAAATGATGTTCTAACTCAAACCTTTATAGGTTCAACAAGAGTATTCCAAATAGTATCTGGTTCAAATGGATCAGCAGCTAATGGAAATGGATATTTCACAAACTCAGGTTCTTATGGTTTATTTCTCCCAGAAATGGGTACAATATTATTAAACCCAGATGCTTTATCTGCAGAAATAGGTTTAACTCCCGTAAGAGGAAATAGTACAGATAATGATGTAAATTATGGTTCTATGTTTACTGCAATTTCAACAGGTGCTTCTTTTACATTAAATGCTGAAGAAACTATTACATCTGATTATGTATTTGTTAGAGCAAGAAATTCAGAGTTTAATTATTCAACTAATCCATCATTTATATCTGGTTCAACCGGAGAAGTAATATATGATACTTTTATTAACAATCCTCAGGTATATGCTACTACAGTAGGAATGTATAATGATGCTAATGAATTAGTAGCTGTAGCAAAACTTTCAAGACCTTTACTTAAAGATTTTACAAAAGAATCCTTAATAAGAGTCAAACTTGATTTTTAAGATGAATGAGTGTTTACAAGTCATTAACCACATCGGATGTTTTAGTAACCCCGTTTAAAGTAAATAAATCTTTTTCTTTTCAAGGTGGAAGTACTCTTACTACTTTAAATGTAGGTATAGATAGGTTTTTAGGGAGAAATATTCCTTATACATCAGGTTCACAAATAACAGGCAATATTACAAGTCAATCCCAAGCTTTAATATACCAATCAGCTAAACAATTATACTATTCAAATTTTATATCAGGTAGTAATGGTTCACCTGTTACTACTGCTTCTTTTAATACTGATGGTACTATAACTTCTACAAATGGAGCTTACCAACCTATGTATGAAAATTTCCTTCAATCTACATATACTGCAAGTAGATATTTCCCAACAGGCTCAGGAGATTCTATCAGTATAATATCCATCCCATCTAATTTATTTGGGGAATACATTAAACCTGGAAGTTTTGAATTTAAATATTTACAAGATACTAACATTGTCACTCTAACAGATAATGGTGAAGGTAAAATTATATCGGGTTCTCAAAAAGTAGGAGATATAATTTATGGACAGGGTAATATTATACTTACAGATAATATTTCAATATTAAACTCAGCAATAACAAAAACAAACAACGTAACTTGTTCTTTTCAAAGTACAGTAACTATATTTGAATCTCAATATAAATGTACTTTTAACCCAAATGAATATACTTACACTCAGAACCCATCAGCTATTTCAGGTAGTACTAATAGTGGAATAGTATATAACTTTCTAACAGGTTCATATTTTCAACCCTACATTACAACAGTAGGGTTATACAATAAAGCAAATCAATTAGTAGCAGTAGGTAAATTATCTCAACCTTTACAAAGTTCTAATGTTACTGATACAACTATATTAGTTAACTTAGACTTATAACTATAATATTTATAAACATGGCAAAAACATTATCAAATTCAGGAATAGTAACAGGGCAAACTATAAAAGCTTCAGAAATTTCCCAATCTATAGACGCTCTTACAGGAACTGAAGCTTATGATATTACAATATCTGGTTCATTAACTATAACTGGATCTACAAATATAGATGGAGATATATTTTTTAACCCATCATCTTCTACCACAGGAACTTCTGTACTAACTATTAATCCAACTACGGGTAAAATATTTAGAACAGGTTCATATTCTAGTGGAGGTAGTGGGCCAACCCCAAGTTTAGAAACAGTAACTACAGCAGGAAACACAACTACTAATGCTATTACTACAGGTAATATAACATCAACAGGAGTAATTAGCGCAAGTGGAAATTTATTTGCTAGTGTAGCAGATAATAATAATTCATTATTTAAAGTAGTAGTATATGATACAGCTACAGGACGATTTTATAGAACAGGTTCATATTCCATTGGTAGTGGTGGTGGTGGCGGAGGTAGTGTAGGAACCCTTCAACAAGTAACAGACTCAGGTTCTTCAACTACTAACGCTTTAACTATACAACAATCACAAAGTAATGGTTATGAAAGCAGTAGTTTTATGACTCTTTGGGCAAATAGTTCTGTTGATATTATGCGTAATAAAGGGTTTATTGATTTTAAATTTACAGACACAAATGTTAACGAATGGCCTCAAGTAAGAATTGGTGCTCAAGCTGGACCTAATATTGATGCTGGAAGCCTCCCAGATGAAGGTAAAGGAGCTTTTGTTGTGTATACTAATAATGCAACTGGTAATGGCCCAGGTAGTCCATCTAATTTAGATGAAAGGTTTAGAGTTGATTATAGAGGTAATGTAGGAATAGGATCTACAGACCCAGGAGAAAAATTAACAGTATTAGGTAATATAAGTGCAAGTGGAGGTTTAAATGCTAGTACTTTAGATATAAGTAATAACCTAGAAATTAATTCTGTTGGGTATCTCACTATTTCGAGTTCTAGAATTTTTATAGATTTTTTACCTGATGTGGATCCAAATCAGTTAGACCAATTATATACTACTGAGATAAATGGATTAAGAGTAATAGCTGTATCAGACGGATAATAAAATCTTAATATTAACTAAAATAAATATATGGAATGGATAAATACAGACGGCAAACCCATATCAACAATTTCAGATTTCCCAGATAACACATTCGGATTCGTTTATAGAATAGTACATAAACCTACAGGTAAATCCTATATAGGTAAAAAAGTATTATACTTTAATCGAAAAGTTAAATTAACCAAAAAAGATTTAGCATTATATGAAGGTGTAGTAGGTAGGAAACCATCTTACAAACTAGTAATAAAAGAATCAAACTGGTTAG